TCTTGGTCTGACGAAAATAAAAATGAAAGTATTACAATACACTTAGCTAAATTAACTAAAGTAAGACAAATCATAGCTTCAAACAAAATAGAACATACAAAAGAATTAATTAATGATATTCTTGAACAAGATAAAAAAGTTATTGTTTTTACTAATTTTACAGCCCCATTAATGGAATTACATTCCCTTTACCCAAAAAATTCAGTTATATTACATGGACAAATGTCTAAAGAAGATAGACAAAAATCAGTAGACGAATTTCAAAACAACCCAAAAATTAAAGTTTTTATTTCAAATCTAAAAGCTGGTGGGGTTGGAATTACTTTAACTTCTGCTGAAGCTGTCATAATGAATGATTTAAGTTTTGTCCCATCAGACCATTCACAAGCTGAAGACAGAGCTTTTAGGATTGGTCAGAAAAAAAATGTTTCATGTTTATATCCAACATTTGATAATACCATAGAAAGAATAATATATAACATATTACAAAAAAAGAAAAATGTCATAGATACTGTTATGGGAGATATTCCATCTCATCCAGAAATAGATATTATGTCAGAATTATTTAATGAGTTACATAATAGTTGAAACTAACGTAATTAGTAATATTTATATATAAAACAAATTATGCCGAGCAATGTTTCCATATTAGACAAACAAAGACTTTATACACAATTAAGACATCAATTGGGAGCACCAATAGTGGGTGTAGAACTTGAAGATGATATGTTAGATTCTTTATTAGATATTGCAATACAAGACTACGCTATGTATGTTAATGATTGGTTAATTGAAAATCAATGGTCATCATTATATGGTATAAATGTTGACGAAGCTGATTTAGCTAGAGCATATACCACACGTAGTTTAGATTGGGAAAGTTCTTTTACTTACGCGTACTCCAAAATAGTTGGTTTACAAACTATGGGTCCTTGGATTTTAAAAAAGGATTATGTTGAGTTAGTAGCTAACCAACAAATATATCAAATACCCGCTGGTAGAGAGATAAATGAAATAATGTGGTATACTAGACCAGAATTAAATGAAATGTTGATTGACCCATTTTTGGGTGGTTTCGGTGGTTTCGGTGGTATAGGAATGGGTGGAGCTGGTGGTTTCGCTCAAATGGGAATTGTTGGTTCTTATTATATGATGCCAGCATATGATATTCTATTAAGAATGCAAGATAGAAATATCAAAAACAGATTAATAGGTTCCGATTTAACTTATAGAGTTACAGCTGGACCACAAGGGACAAGATACTTACATTTATATAATGTACCAGGTGGTAAATTTGATTTCGGTAGTTATGAAATACAAGGTTCTCGTGTTTGGTATTGGTATTATGATGTTAATCCCGATAATGTGAATGAATGTTTAGAAGAAAATAAAGATATTATCAGAATACCTTCTGACGCACCGATAAATGATATAGAATGGGTAGACTTAAATTCACCAGCGAGAGCTTGGGTTAGAAGATATTTCACAGCTTTAGCTAAAGAAACTTTGGGTAGAGTTAGAGGTAAATTTAGTGGTGCTTTAAAAGTGCCAGATAGTGAGTTAACTATGGATTATTCATCATTATTTAGTGAATCTCAAGATGAAAAAACAAAATTAACAGAAGAATTAACATTAAGATTAGAGAGATTAAGAGAAGATAAGATGATGGAAAGAAAAGCTTTAGTAGCGGAAAGTCTAAATAAAACTTTGGGGTACAGACCCTTCCAAGACCCTTATAATATAATATAGTATGGGATACAATTATCCAGGATATGGTTTAAGAACCAAGACAGATTTTTCAAGACAAGTATACCAAAATTGTGCTACAATTTCTGAGTTGTCTGGTAGTACAAAAATGCAACAAGATTTATATGTTAATTTATCTGGAACTAGTTCTACATATAATTTTAATTTTACGTCAACATCAGCGAATACAGCAGTATTTTCAATGGGAATTGACCCCGATTTAACATACGGTAAATCAGCTTTACAAATTTTATCTAGTCTAATACCTACTGGTAGTGGAAATGATTTAGAAATTGATGTGTCAACCAATGAAATTTATAAGGCAGCATCTTCTATGAGATATAAAACAGATATTGAGAAGTTGTCCTACAATGAATTAAAATCTGTTTTAGAATTAACACCAGTAAGGTTCAAATGGAAAAATAACAATAAACCTTCAGTTGGTTTATTAGCTGAAGAATTAGATTCAGTTGGTTTAAAAGATTTTGTTATATATGACCAAAATGGTCAACCAGATGGAATTAGTTATAAACTATTAACTATAGCTTTGATATCTGTTTTACAAAATGGAGGAACAAATCTAATAGAAACACAAAAAACAACTGAGGTTTTTGAAGAAATACCAATAACAATAGAAAATAATTACACAACAAAAAGTACTAGGTATATTATAGCAACTAAAGATTTAACTATAAACCTTGATAACAAAACTTTAAATAGGTTTTATATTAAATCTATGGCTAATATAATAATTAAACCATTAGTAGGTAAAATAGATGAAGAATGGGAGGAAATAAATATGGGTCCACAAAGTAGTGTTGAGATATTATTTAATGGTACTAATTGGTATATTCTTTCCTCCGATGGTTTAAAAAATTCCTAATGGTTCTAAAAACTTTTCTGGGTCGAGATTCATTTTATTCCAAAACACATCTTCTTCCACAGATAAACTTAATACTTCATTTAAATCGTCTTGGTCACCTTCTTTTCTAGCTAAACCATTTATTAATTCACATTGTTTATTTGTAAAAAATTGTCTGTCTTTTGGATTTTTAACAATTAGTGTGTCCCTAACTTCTTGTTTAAATACTACTAATAAAGGTTCAACTCGTTTATTAAAAATACTCAAATATCTAGGTACATTATAATCACCACACATATCTGGATTTTCTTCTATATCTTTTTCAGGTATTCTATAACATCTAAGTATCGTTTCTTTAGTACCATCACTTAATTTTTTATTTTGTACATCACCATGTGACATAGCTGTGCCATTATTTACATAGTATATCGTATCACCTAAATTTACTCTTAAATTTTCTCTAATTACTAATTCCATATGTGCCATCTTTGACATAGGATTGCCAGCTTTTGTAACTTCATTACTTCTTTTTTTGTATTCTTCTACTGTTAATTTAACTCTAGATTTATTAGCTATTTTAGATAATGGAATTTGTTTGTTATAGATTTTTTCAACATAAGAATAATAATATTCAATAAATGATTTACCATCACCTTTTAATAACATCTTTAAACCTTCATCTATAAACTCCACCAAAAATCCTTGTAATGTTTTAGATTTAATTGAGTTTCCAGTTAATTTAACTTTACCTTTATCGGTTAACAGTGCGTAGTTTTTTCTAGCTACATTAATACAAGACGGCCAAGTACCATCAGTATCTAAACCCATTTCATCTCTCATGTAAAGGTCATTATATTCAGCTACATCAGCGTCAGCACCTTTATATTCCTTTCCTACTACCACTAATTCATTATTTCCTTTACCTATGTAAATTCTATTTTCTACACCTTCTGGTGATGAAAAGTTTACACCATCAGTATCTAATACTAGTGGTGAATAACCACGGCCCATAAACCATCTAATCATGTGACGTAAATACTGTCTACCAGTACAAGTGACCATTTCACCACTATCCATTTCACCCCACGGAAAAACCTGTGGTGCTGAAAGTGAACCAAACATAGAGTTAATGAAGATTTTAATTGGTAATTGTTTTCTACCATATGATGAAGATTTTTTATCATCAACACCATAGTATTCTGAAGCTAATTTTTTATATTTTATTCTAGTATCTCTAAAATATTTTAACATAGCTTCCATAGCACCAGTTACATCACATTTTGGAAAAACTTTATGTACCAATTGTATTGATGGATATAGTGAACTAAAATCTAACTTTAACACATTAGTTGAGTATCCTGTTTTTAACAATCTAGAAAGACCACCAACGAAAGGACGTTTTTCATCTTTTTTAGGTATAGCTAAATTATATTTATATGACCAAGCTAACATTAACATTTTCCATAATGTAGCTGTTCCCATAGTTGAAACTCTCTCATATGTTGTTGGTACCATTGAAGCCAAAAGAAAAGAAGCTTGGTTAAATTCTTCGTCCACAGTTAAAGTTTCTTCAATATCACCTTCTAAATATTTTTTAATTATAAACTGACCGTTAACTTCTTCGTAAACATTTGGATGTCTTTGTAGTAGATTTTCTAACCCTTCTGTATTTTTTAATCTGTATTTTCCAGTTCTAGGATTAAAATAAAATTCTTCATTTTCTTCGTATATTGAAGATATTTTATCTCCTTGAACATAAACACGATTATCCTTATTAGCTCCGATAAACTTAGTGATGTATTTTAATCCCCAAGATTTAATGTCTGAATTAATTGTTTGTGCTCTTCTAACAGCGTGAGCAATATCAATTACGTTATATCCCCACATAATAGTAGACGTATAATCTTCTATTTCAGCACCTAATTTAAGTAATGACTCTTTTCTCTTTATATTTATATTTGGATGTAATGTATTTGAAATTTCATTTATATTAAGACCAAGTATCTCAGCTCTTTTAAATATCCATTCCCAATCAAATGAAGCTGAGTTGTAACCACCAATTATTGTTGGTCTAACTCTATCTAGTGTATTGAAAAAATTAATAATTAATTGTCTTTCACTTTCATCATCATGAGCATAAAATATTTCACTATTACCTCTATTATCTAATATCCCTATTAAGAATATCATACCATCTGAAGGTCTTAAAGCTGTTGTCTCAATATCGAAAACTAATCTATGGACATCATTATAATCCTCAAATCCCTTAAATAATCTTTTTTCTTTTTGAATTAAATATTGTTCTACTGGACTTAGTATAATTATAGATTCTCTAGAATCTTGACCCCAAGGATTTACACCACCTTCTCTAAAAAATGAAATTAAATTTTGATAAGTTTTTGTTGTTTTAATTATAAAATTTAAACCACTAACTAATCTAGGCTCATCAAAATTTTGTAACTTTTCAATTACAATACCATGTTTACTCATGGCTTCTTTTTGTTTAGCCTTACTATTTGAATAAAAATTATATGGTCTTAAATCACCTACCCACGCAAAAGGAACAAACTTATCCTTAACTATCTCTTTTCCATTTATTGGGTCTTCTTTTATTTTAAAAATTGAACTGCTTTGGTAGTCGTATTCTATTGCTACTATATATTTTTCTTGGTCACTACCTTCTAAAAATTTTTGAATTTCTTCTTGTGTTGGTTTCATGTATATTAATTTTCGTTTGTAATATTAGCTTCACCATCGTAAGTGAATTTTACTTAACATCGATTAAAATATATGAAAAAATTATTTACTTGTCAATTTAAATTATACCAAAACTGTCTTGTATATTGATATATAAGTCTTCTCTAACTGGAGCAACTAGTTGGGTCCCATCAGTCAAAAATTCTATTAAAAATTGACCTTGGTATCTACCTGCTTCCATAACATCGGTTGGTTGCCACCTATAATATATGTAATATTCTGGGTCATTGATTGGGTCAATTTCTGTTTTTTGTACAATACCTGCCGCTCTATTTAAAATAACATATTCCCCAGTATCTACTTTTTTCATAGAAAAACTCAATACCGCATTTTCCAAATTACGATAGAATTTTCTAAAATCGTTTCTACCATCTTGTATCAACTGCATTTTTAAAATAGGTTCTAAAGAGTCTTTTCTTATAAAAAATTCCATATTTATGTTTTTATTATAAATACCGTTTCACTTAATTTCAAGTTGGGTAATGAAAAACTTAATATGTCTTTACATTTATATCCTTTATTTGCTACGCTCGTATATTTCATTGTTATCTATAATTAAGAGTATTTTTTATCACTTTTTACAAGTTTTTTTTAATTCTTCTATTTCAGCCTTTAAATCTTTTATTATTTTGTAAAGTTCTTGAGTTGCAGAAATGTTAAGCATAGATAACGCATCATAGTCTACAGTTTGATAATCATTAACTTCTTTTCCATATACAAATACATCATCATTTTCAGAACAATCAACTTTAATGCTTTTTTGATTTACTTCAATAACTTGTGTTAGTTCTTCTTTGCCATTAGGAAATATTAACTTGATTTTATCTCCAACAATACAATCTAATTGCAAATTAATTATACCATCTTTAATTTCTCCTTTCTCCATAAAACAAGGTATAATATCAATTCCCTCTTTTACTGCAATTGGATAATGTTTTTTTACTTGTTGTGCAATTACCTTTTTTTCTGCTCCACCTTTGACTACATCTATATATTTATAATCACAAATTTCTAATTTTGAAATAGTTTCTAAATCTTCTTTTGAATTACTTACTTTAATATCTTTTTTGATTCTTTCGTCAGAAAAAATATGTATTCCACTACCCATAAATCTTCCCA